TAACTGACGTTCGACTTAGGAAAGCGTATAGCCTTGCAAAAGCGTCCAAAGTTTGGGGAGTGGTATAGAGAAAACTAAAAAAGGGCCTACCCTTTTTAGGATAGGCCCCTTTAGTGGCTCCGCTGGGTTTCACAGGCTTCTTGTTAAGTAAAATCAGTTGCCAATAGACAGCATTAGCACTCGCAAGTTTACGCACCCGGCGGCCGCCTTATTATGCCCTGCACTGCCCCGCGTCTGTTAAATAGCCCAAACGTGTACCGTCATTGGCAAGTCTAGTTGGGTGCATTTTCGGCACTTGCACCCAGTACTACCTGCCAGGCAGCCAGCAGCGCCGGGCCGTAGCGCTCTACCGCATCGTGGCCGTAAACGCCAGCGTGCCCGAGCGCTTTTTCTTTCAGGTCCGAGTTACCGCCGCTGCCCAGCATTATCATATCGGCCCCGGTGTGGCGGGCGGTGTGGGTGGTGATGACTTGCCAGAGGGGCAGCACTTCCTCCACGGCGGTACCCAGTCGAAAACGCACACGCACAAACTCGCGGGTGAGGCCGGCCCGCTCCATGAGCAGCTTCATGTTGCGGTTGCGGTACTGCTGCACGAGCACCGGCAGCTTGCCAGCGTAGCGCCGCCAGATACCGGCGGCCAGCGGGGGCAGCGGCAGCCGGGTTTCGTCGTTGGTTTTGGCCTGGCGAATGGTGAGCACGAGCTGCGCGCCCCAGCCGGGCAACTCGTGCGCCGTGACGTGGTGGGGCTTGAGCTGGCGCAGGTCGGAATCGCGCAGCAGCAACAAGGTTTGCAGCAGGAACATATCGCGCTCGGCCTGCAAAGCCCATTCATCTTCGCCTACTTGCAGGTCGATGACCTGGCGTAGCTCACTGGCCTGGAGCGCCGCCGCCCGGCCGTAGCGGGCCTGTAGCTTGAGCCAGCTGGGCACGGCAAGGCCGCCGAGCCGAAAGCAGGCGCGCAGAAACTTGATGTGGTTCCCGATGGTGCTATCGGCCAGCCCGACCGCCCCCAGGTGGGCCACGTAAGCCAGCATCTCTTTGCGCGACATCGTGAGCAGTTGCCACTCGGCTTTGTAGGCATCTAAGTGAGCAACCACCTGCTTGTAGCGGCGGGCGCTGGCGGGCACTTGGTTGGTTTCTTCGAGCCACACCTCGTAAAACTCTGCGGCCACCTTGGGCACCGGCCGGCCCGAGGCGGCTTTCTGCTGCTTTTTGGGTACTGCAAAGTCGCTGTCGGTAGCCTCCGCAGTCAGCGAAGCTTTTTCAACCTTGGCTACTACGCCAGCCAGCCGGGCATTGAGCCGGGCGCTGTCAGGGTCTTTAATGCTCACCACCCGCTTAGCAGCCGGATTGAAGTGGGCGGGCAGGCAGCTGACGCCAGTGGGCAACTTCTCGCGTTTGTTTTCCCAGGTTACGTCGAGCACAACGCGGCAGCGCCCGTCCTTATCGGGGCGGGATAGTATTTGCCGAAACGTGTAATTCATTGCCCTTATTTCTTGCTATCAATCTGGGCAACCGCCTCTTTTAATCGGTCAGTATAATTATAGATACTATCTAGATTCGGCAGGTCATACCGGGTTTCTTTCTTCTCAGTATCTATAAAACCGATATACCATTTAGCGCCGTTAAGCCACAGGCGGCATATTGTTTTGCGGTTATTATCATCAAGCAGTACGTTCAGATACGAAATGGTATCACGATGTACAACACGAGTAGAATCGACAACCGGGCGCAGTATGGTTTTTACAATAAGAAAGGCTTCGCGTTCAATTTCAGTAAACTCAGTACGTGGGGCATTATTTTCTGGCAATTCGGCTTCTGCCTCCGCTACTTGAATTTGTGTTACTACATTCTCTTGCGCCAATGCTGACTTTAAGCGCTCGCTAATCATTTCGTTTACCAACTGCTGTGAGGACCTGCGCACAATAGAGGTAAACTGCTCCATTGCCTTCGCATTGAGTACGCCAGTATAAACCTGCTTGGCGAATAGCCGCACGAAGTCTGCTGATGGCTCACGCAGCTCAGTGCTGAGTAGCTCTTTCACGCCACGGGTGTACTTCAGCTCAGAGGCATTACTAATAATCTGCTCTACGTTGAAAGCAGACTTAGCAAATTTCTTCAGTTCATGGATAACTAAATCATTTAGCTCCAACATGCTAAACTCCCAAAATGGCTTTTCATCCATTTTGTTCGGCTCCATTAAATCTGTATAGAAACGATAATGCAGCCCGTTGGTAAGAATACCAAAGCGAGTACTTGTGACGTGGAAATACCGGAATAGCTGCGAATTATGTGGGTCTAGTTTTTCACGCCAATGTTTACATTCAATTATTATAATTGGCTGCCCGTCTTTTTTGATGCAGTAATCTACTTTTTCTCCTTTCTTAATACCCAAGTCAGCAATAAATTCTGGTACTACTTCCAGTGGGTTAAATACGTCGTAGCCTAGCGCAGCCAAGAAAGGCATAATAAATGCGTTCTTGGTGGCCTCTTCGGTATTTATGTCGTCTTTCATGCGGGCAAAGCGTTCGCCCAGTGCCTTGATGTTGTCTTGAAATTCCATAGCTTGAGAAAGAGAAAAAAGGTGGTTAGATTAGTCTTCAGCTGGCATGTAGGCGGCCTCGCCAACTTTCCACATGCAGAGTATATCGCCAAGCTCCACTGTCATTTCGGAGCCGCCGTTGTCACTAGTGAGTGTTAGAATGCCATCTTTATTACTAGTGATGCGCTTAATTATAAACATTGCTGAGCGCAGGCTAATCGCGTGCACCCCTTGCGCATACTGCCAGTTACCGCTCGACACAGAGCGAACTACATAGCAGCTGTTATCTGGGTAGCGCGGGGCCATTGAATTGCCTCGCACCTCTATTACTACCGCCCCGCCATAATCCATACCTGGACGTACCAGCACTTGAAAGGTGCCTAGTTCCTCCCGGCTATAATCCTGGCAATTAGCGGCAAAGGTGGCGTAAGCAGCCGGCCGTACAAAGGGCAAGGTTACATAAGGCATGTCGGCCTTTGTGCCAAGTACCTCAGCCGTTGATTCCAGCGCGAGCACGCGCCCACTCATGCCATTTTCTATGTATTCTGGCGTGGTCTTATAAACCTTAGCTAAGGCAATAAGAATAGGAAGTTTAATGCGTATGCTTTCGTCTTTTTCATAGCGCTGAATAGTGACGTGACTACGTTTCTTATCTACTAGAAATGTATTCAACTTATCAGCCGCCTGCTGCAAGCTAAGGCCGCTCTTGCGACGTAGTTCGGCCAAGCGAGTTGCTTGATTAGAGGCGGTTGCAGTCATTACCATGTCGTTTTTTGCTCAATTATACCGCAAGTTTAACGCATAGTGAAACAACAAGTTAAAACTTGTAAAACTTTTTTACAATACGTTACGTTTTATTAAAAATCATTACTATCTTTGAACCACAAACCAACCCCCTTCCCTTATGTCAACTTCAAACGTCTCTGAGCCTACCGTGTGGGTACGGGCTGAGATACCCGAAACCACTCATAAACTATTGAGAAGCAAGCAAAACAAGATTGAGGACGAAACTGGAAAGCGGCCTCAAATGACAGAAGTAGCAGCCGAGGCCCTGAACGAATGGGCTGCAAACAAGCAGGTTTAGGCAGGGTATTTTTTTGCCCGTTTCGTTACATTTATTTACATTTTATTGCCAAAAAGGTAATGGAAGTCACCCTCACCGAAGCCGAGCGCATAGCGCATCAAGCCACAGGCGAGCGCCGGGCTGAAATCGAAGGCCGTCGCTACCACATGGGCGCCGAGCCCACGCCCGGCCTGGGCTACGATGACCGCCTCACCGTGCGCCTGGGCCTTTCCGCTACGACGGTCTACAAGTACCTGGCGCTGCCTGAGCAGCGGGGCGGCATCCGGCACCGCCGCATGGGCAAGAAATACTACGTCACCGAGCTGGCCCTGCGTGAATGGGCTGGCGACCTAAAAGCCGCCGCCTAGCGCATGACCAGCCTCATCCAATTCGGCCAGCCCGAGCACTACCGCCGCGCCCAGCGCCTGTGCCGCTTTCGCCACCGCCGCCCCGTCGGCTTCGTGGCCCGCGTGCTGAGTTACTGCTGGCCCGCCGACTTGCCTGCTTAACACGCAAAAACCCCACCCGCTGACACGGATGGGGCCACTTCACAAACCAACTACAACTCAAAAGTACCACATGGAGCCTGCAACCATCACCATTCTAAGCCGCTGGACTGGCGGCACCATCTATACACACACGGCCACTGACGCCACCGTGCGGTCCGCCATGCTCGCTGCCGTAGGCGGCGGCGCTGACCTGCGCGACGCTGACCTGCGCGACGCTGACCTGCGCGACGCTGACCTGCGCGACGCTAACCTGCGCGACGCTGACCTGCGCGACGCTAACCTGCGCGGCGCTGACCTGGGCGACGCTAACCTGCGCGACGCTGACCTGCGCGACGCTGACCTGCGCGGCGCTGACCTGCGCGGCGCTAACCTGCGCGACGCTGACCTGCGCGGCGCTAACCTGGGCGACGCTGACCTGGGCGACGCTACGCGCCTGCCAGGCTTCCAGATTCCGCAGGAGGGCGAGCTAATCGTGTGGAAAAAGCTGCGCAACCAAGTGCTGGCCAAGCTGCGCATCCCGGCCGATGCGGCGCGCACCGCCACGCCTGTGGGCCGCAAGTGCCGCGCCGCCTTTGCTGACGTGCTGCTGCTGGAAGACGCTAGCGGACTGGTGGTAGCGGAGGGCTACAGCCTGCATGAGGGCAGCTTCCGCTACGTGGCCGGTGAGCGCGTGACGCCCGCTAGCTACGATGGCGATAGCCGGGAGGAGTGCCTGCCGGGCATTCACTTCTTTCAAACGAAGGAAGAGGCCCGCGCCTACAACTAATCCCTTCACCCTCATTCATTTCTCGCACAAATGGACACTACCCCACTTACCGCTACCGCCCTGGCCTTGCTGCCCGAGCGCCAAGCGCATTACGATGGCTGCTGCGCCACCCATGCCCGCGCCCTGGCGGCAGGCGTCACGCGCTCCGTGCTGGCCACGCAACAGAACGTAGCCTTCGCGCTGGCTACGCTCAACACTACCCGCGCTGCTGCTGGCCTTTCGCCTGTAGTTGGCCCGCGCCTGCGCTCGCTCGATGAGCTACTCGAACTAGAATACGAGGCCAGCGCCGACCGCAGCCCCGATGCTGAGGTAGAGGCTTTTCAGCTACAGGAGGCCGCCTAATGAACCAGTCTGCCACTCGCAACCGCGCCACCCAGGCGCCCGCTCGCACCCCTTTTGCTGGCTTCCTGAGCGCCGAGGCCTACCGCGCCGCCAACCGCACGCCCAGCCAGGAACAGCTCGTGCGCTTTCTCACCCACCAGCCCCGGCCGCTGCCGGTAGCCCCGCCCGCAGCCCACTTCTCGCCCGCTGGGCTGGCCTGGGCGCTCACGCTGCTGGGCGCCGTGCTGCTGGGCATCGTGGGCGCCTGGCTGCACCACTAGCCACAAAAAAATACCCGGCCCCCTCGCACGGGGCCGGGCATGATTTCAACCACACAAACCAATCAGCTGCAAATATATGCCACGCCAAACTCCCGAGCAGTACGCTGCCTTTCAAGAACTCTGCCGCCAGAACGGCCTCGACCCCCGCGCCGACGTGTGGCAGCACAAGCAGTCCGGCCAGTGGATTATTGCCCGCACGGGCATTGAGAAAATCCAGGGCCACAACAATATCGGCGTTGACCTGGAGCTAGCCGCCGCCGCCGTGGATTTCGCCGTGGTGAAGGCCACGGCCACCCGCACGGTAAAAGCCGAGGGCACGAAGGTGGCCAAAAAGCTCAGCATTCAATCGCTGGGCAGCGCGCAGGCCAAGAATAGCCAGGTTACCTACTACGCCGAAATGGCGGAGAAGCGCGCCAAAAGCCGCGCTATTCTCATGCTGATGGGCTTTTACGCGCTGGGCATCTACGGCGAAGATGAGGCCGACGACTTTAAGCGCCCTGCCGAGCCTGCCCAGCCAACGGGAAACGGCGCAGGCGGCTCAGCGACGAGCAGCGAGCCGCCCGTGATGCGCGCCGAGAGCAATTCCGCCGCCCCGGTGGCCTCCACTGGTGCCGACCAAAACGCTAGCCAACTCGCTGGCCCGGCTATAATTCCGGCTGAGGTGCTGGCCAAGTTTACCCAGCAGTTTGAGGCCTGCAAGTCGGGCATGGACGTAAAAAACCTGTGGGGCAAGCTCACCAGAAACGAGGCAACTGCACTCTTCGACGTGAAGGAGGCCGCCAAAGCCCGCGTAGCGCTGGCCGCGCAGCAAGCTGCCGCCGCGGCCGCCCGCACCAACGGCCTCAAAGATGCTGGCGACAATACCACCCTCGTGGCGGAATTTATCGAGCAGCCCGCCCTCGTGGGCGTGGCCTTCACCCCCGCTACCGACGAGCAGCGCGCCAAGATTCAGCAGCTGCTCAACCACCCGCTCATTACCCGCAAGGAAAAAACCTACTTGCTCATCGGCATCAACAAGCTGGATACAGAGCGGGCGCGCCAAGCCATTATTAAGCTGCGCGGGGCCATTGAGGACCGCGAAAACGGCGACACGGTGAGCAAGCTGCGCGAGCACCTGCACCAGCAGCTAAACCAGTACGGCAGGCTGCTGGGTGAGGAAATCGTTGCCGAGTACGCGCTGCTGGTGGAAAACGCCAACGCCAGCCTCGACCAGCTGCGCGCCGCGCTCTCGGAGGTGCGCGACGTGCTGAGCGCCAACCAGGAAGAGCCGGAAGCCGACGAAGCGCCGGAAGCCGAAACCGCCATTGCTGCCTAATCCTCACCAGCCCCGCTGCCGGTGAGGTGGCGGGGCGCTTTTGCGTCCTGTGATGAATCGTCGTTGGAAAGATTACCCCGCCGCCGTGCTCAAGGCCACGCCTGAGCAGGTAGGCCCGGCCCTAGCTGCCCATTACATAACTGTGTCTGCCGCCGATTTGGCGCAGGCAGCTGGTGAAGTAGGGCGAGGCCTGGCCGTCGTTGAAGAAACGCCCCGTGGCACCTTGGGTGCCGCGCTGCGGGCACACCTGAACATTATCGGCGCTGAGCAGCAGCGCAGAGGGGAGGTGGCACCATGAGCACCAACCCACAACCCGAAGCCACGCAGGTGGAATTTCTGCGTGATGGCCACGTCGTGAGTAAGTGCGGCGTGCCCCTGCTCGAATACCTGCTCTACTATGCCACCCAGCGCGGCCTGCAGGTGGGCGCGCCCACCAAGGCAGGTAAAAAGCAGCATGGTAAGCATGTAAGCCTCATAATGAAGGGGGGGGCACTCTGCCGCGCCTCGTTTCTGGACGATGTGAAGGGCCAGAAGCTGCGCCGGCTGAGTGCGCGCAAGTTTTTGGAACTGTGCGACAACCAGGCGGGCCGGCCGAAGCGGCAGAAAGGAGGGCGCACTAAATGAGCCAGCTTTCTTTTTTCGACCTGTCGCCCGCTCCAATGCAGGCCACTACCAAAGCTACCGCACCTGCTCAGCAGCCCCGCCGGCTCCCAGCCCGCTACGATATAGAGCAGGAGGGCGAGTACTACCACGTCTGGCCGGTGGGCTCTGAAACCTACCTGGGGTGCATCTACCACATCTCACAACGGGTATATGGCCTGTACTTTCCTGGCGAGCGTGGCGTCTGCGGCTTCGGCTTCAAAACGCAGCAGCTAGCCGCCGCTGAGCTGCATCGGCTTTTCATCCGAAAAGAGAAGGGGCTGCCAGTATGAGCAAGCCCTTCAAAAACTCTTTTCGTGTTTTCGTTGAGCACGAGAAGCGACAAATTACCGTAGCGCGCCTAACGGTAAATGGTACGACCTGGGCACAAGCCAAGGTCATTGGTGTAGACCTGGAAGCCGTAGCGCAGGCAGTAGCGCAGCTACGAGTAAACGCGCAGGAGGCTTTTGACAAGGCTTTTGCCACACCCTACATACCTAGCACCGGCCTGCTAGGCCCGCGGCCCTATCGCGCGCCGGAGGTAGCGCGTGAGGAAGAAATGCAGGAACGGGCTGGAAAGGAGGTAGCCAATGGCTAAGCCTATTGCCACCCCCGACGACAGCTGGAAAGCCGGCGCCCGCGCCTTGCTGGCCCTGATGAGCCCGGAGGGCCAAGCCCGCGCCCTGGCTGAATGGCAAAAGATTAGCGAGAAGGCGGGCGGGCCGTTTACGCCCGCCCTACCTGCCCTCGCTGCCGAGCCCAGCCAGGTGGCCGCGGGCCTGCTCGATGACTTCACGGTGCTTGACCTGGAGTTTCAGCCCAAGCCCAGCGCCCTGCTGGAGCTGGCCGCCATCCGCTACGTGAACTGGCAGCCGGTGGGCAAGGTCGTTTCCTTCGTGCAGTGCCGCCAGGAGCTTAATCCGCACGTGGCCAAGCTCACCGGCATTACCCGCTCGGACGTGTTCAACGCCCCGCCCGAAAAGGCGGTGCTGCAAGCCTTTTTCAAGCTGGCCGAAAACTCGGTGCTCGTGTGCCACAACATCGGCGCCGACCGCAACCAGCTCGAAGCGGCCCGCACGCGCTGCGGGGCCACGGCCCCGCTTGCCAACCAGTGGCTTTGCACGCTGGCCCTGGCCAAGACGCGCCGCAGCAAGGGCGCGGCCTGCGGGCTGGGCGAGTTGTGCCTCGACTTCGGCATCAACGCCCTGGGTGCTCACCGCGCCCTGCGTGATGTGGAAATGTGCTTTCAGGTGCTGCGCGAATTTCATAAGCAGCAGCCCATTACGGAATTAATCACCAGCACGGCCAAGCCCAAAGCAGCGGGTCAGGGCCAGCTATTCAACCTAGCCGCATGAAACTGGAATCAACTAATAACAAGCGCATCCTGGATGCCTGCTGCGGCTCGCGCATGATGCACTTCAACCGCACGAACCCCGACGTAGTATTTGGCGACCGCCGCGCCGAAACAATCATCGTGACCGACCGCTCGCATGGCCGCCAGGATGGGACTCGCAAGCTGATTATTGCGCCCGATGTGCTGCTCGACTTCCGAGCCCTGCCCTTTGCAGACGATTCGTTTTACCTCGTAGCCTTCGACCCGCCGCACCTGGAGCGCGCCGGCCCCAAGTCCTGGCTAGCAGCCAAGTATGGCAAGCTGAGCGAAGATTGGCGCGAGGATTTGCGAGCTGGTTTTGCTGAGTGCTTCCGCGTGCTGCACCCCAACGGCACACTGATATTTAAGTGGAATGAGACGCAGGTAAAACTCAGTGAAGTGCTGGCGCTCACCCCCCACCAGCCAACATTCGGCAACACCTCGGGCAAGAAGGCTGGCACGCATTGGCTAGTGTTCATGAAGCCAAGCCGGGAGGCCTCCGCGCAATGAGCCCCGCCGCCTACTCCGAACCCACCCCCGTGCTGACTGCCCAGCGCGGGGGACTGGCCCCCACCGCCGCCCCTGTCAAGATGCACCCCTCCGAAATCGCCCTCACCTTATCTGCTGATGTACTGCGCCTGCCTTACACGCCGGCCACGCGGTTGGTGCTGGCCGAAATCGTGAGCCTGTACGCCGCCACCGGCTGCTGTGATGCCTCGAACCCGCACTTTATGGCGCGGCTCACGCTCAAGCACGACGTGGTAAACGAGGCCATTCAGCGGCTGCACGAGGAAGGACTGATAGTAAAAGTGGTGAACAAGTCGGCGGGCTTTTACCGCACGCTTACCCCGGTGCCTGCCGCCATCACGGCCAAAGCTGACACCAACCCCTACCCGGAAAAAGCGACTAGCTACTCGGCAAAACCGACTAGCCCCCCTAGTCGGGAATCCCGACTAGGCCAGTCGGAAAACCCGACTACCCCTAGTCGGGAAAACCCCCTTACCCTAGTCGGGAATCCCGACACAAATACTCCATTTAATCTTCCAGTAAACTTCCATCAATCTTCCATCTCTTCGGCTACCGCCTCAGAGGCGCCGGCCGAAAAAAAAATAGAGGGAGATTTTCCGGCTCAGCTGCCAGCCGACGAAGTGCAGCTAGTGCCCCCCGTTGCGCGGCCCCCCCGCGCCAAACCGACCAAGCCGAAGCCCGCCGGCGAGCCTGAGCACTTCGCCGCCTTTTGGGAGGCGTACCCCCGCCACGATGACCGCACCAAGGCCGTGGCCGCCTTCGCCCGCCTCAGTCCCGAGGACCAAGCCGCCGCCCCGGCCCGCGCTGCCGAGTGGATAGGCCGCCGCACCGACTGGATTACGCCCGAGGGCAAAGACTTCCGGCCTTACCCCGCCACCTGGCTCAACAACAAACGCTGGAAAGATGAGCCAGCCCCCACCCCTTCACCCGTCACTACCCATGCAGCCCCAAGCCCAACTAGCTACTCGCCCCGGCCAGTCAACGGCCATAAGCCTCTCGGTCACGGGGGTACACTCGCTCGCCTACTTGCTGAATCAGACTGAGCCAGCGTTGCGCACGAAAGCGCTCATCAAGTGCTGGGGCAGCCTCACGCCCGCCATTGCCCGGCAATCGGCCCAGGTATCGACGCTCAAGGCCCAAGCCAAAGGCGACACGGCCGAAGCGCTGGGCAACCTGCTCACCTTCGCCGCCGCGCAATTCAACGTGGGCAAGAACCTCAACGATGTGCAGATTGCCCTGCTGGCCAGCGAGATGCTGCGCCTTTACTGGCACTGGCGCTTCGATGAGTTCAGCCTGGTGCTGCGCGAGGCGATAGCCGGCCGCTACGGCGCGGTGTACGACTGCATTGATGCCCGCACCGTGCACGAGTGGTGCGCCAAGTACGAGGCCAGCCGCAACGAGGTGGAGGCCGCCGCCAGCGAGCAGCAGGCCCGTGAGCACAAGCTGGCCGAATCCCGCCCGCCGGCTAGCCCGCACGTAGCCCACCCCGACTATGCCAGCGTGTGCGCGCAGCTCGAAGCCCTGCGCGATGGCGACCTCGTAGCCACGGCCCGCCACTACCGCCAGCAGCCCGGCGAGGAAAGCCAGTTCGTAGCTGACGTGGCCGATGAGGTAATCGGCCGCCGCAACCTCTCGCTCGTGCTGCGCCCCCTGCGCGAGCGCCTCGAAAACCAGGAGAAGCCCCTGCCCACCCTGCGCGAGCAGATGGCCAAGCAAATGCAGGCCACCCGCGACCGCCTCAACGCCAAGCTGCTGGGCGAGCATTCGCCCGTGTGGGGCATTGCCCAGCACTGGCTCGACATCATCGACGTGGACAGCGAGCCCATTGCCCCCGAAGCCCCTAAAGACCAAGCTGCCTAATGGACGCCGCCAAAATCTACCGTGAGACGCTGGGCAACCTGGCAGTCGCCATCAACAACCACAAGCTGCCCGATGGCCGCGCCAGCCTGCGCGCCTTCTGCCAGGCCTACGGCTTCAACCGCCCCCACTTGTGCCAGCAGCTCAAAGGCACCGCCAAAGCCGATATGAGCGTGGGCATCTACCTGCGCCTCGTGGCCGCGCTGGGCCTGTGTTCACCCCCGCTGAACACACCGGAAGCCAGCGGCATGAGCCTGCGGCATTACCTCAAAATCGATAGCACTACCGTCAACCGCACTATCCTCAACCTCTACTCGGAGTCATGAAAACCGCCCACGACTTCCTGCGGCCCTACGTCGGCCCCGAGCCCGGCCCCATTGTCGCCTACGCCGATGCCGTGAAGGCCGTGCAGGCGGTCATCGACCACTACGAGCCACCTGCTCAGGTCAATGTATTCCCGCCCGCCTGCCCGCGCTGCACCCAGCGCCCCGATAAGTGCGTGTGCCCGCCGCTATTCCCTGAAACCCCGCCTTTTTAATTCTTCAATCATGGACCGCAACCAACTTTTTGCCTACATCCAAGAGCGTCAGCAGGCGCTACGAGAAAACTCCAAAACCCGCAAGTACGAGTGGATTCGCGGCGGCGATAATTTTCCCGACCACACGCTAGCCACAGCCTTTCAGCACTTCATGCGTGACGTGTACTCGAAGGCCCGTGAGGCCCGTGATAAGTACGATTTCCATGAGTTGGGTTGGGCCACGCCCGATTGGAAAGAGGAATTGCAAAAGGGCATCGCTGAGCACCTGCTAAAAGGCGACCCGCGCGATGTGGCGGTGTACTGCATGTTCGCCTGGTTTCACGGCTGGGCTACGGCAGCTCCGCAAGCCTCTGTCCCCAACCCCGACACCCACTGCCAGGCCTGCGGCGCCCGGCTCGACCCCAACCAAAACGAGTGGCTGTGCCCAGCCTGTGCCGAGGAGCCCGCCCCCGCGCCCTACTGCGAAGGCACCTGCGGCATCTGCTCGTGTATTCCTTCACCCCAAGCGGCTACGGCCACCCCAAGCAATGGCTAAGAAACGAAAGAAGCTTGCCGATAAAGAAGTAAATCAGATTGCTCGCCGCATAGCTGCTTCTATTATTTGGAACTGGCCAATACTTGAGCTTGAAAAGCTAACAGAGGAAGAAAACGAGCGCGTAGGAAGAAAAATAGTTGCCTTATCCGATATGCTATACCCAGGCGATTTAGCGTCGGACATGGGGCAAGTGGTCGAAGATGTGCTAAATGCTCGCAAGTGACCTCGAAAGAATTTCAGGCCCAATACGGCCGGGGCCAGCCCACCCAGGCAGCCCCGGCTAAAGGCAAGCCCAAAGGCCCGAGCCCCGCCAACGCCCTCACTCAAGCCGTGGTGCAACTGCTCGCCCTGCACGGCTACCACGCCTGGCGCCAGAATAACGCCGCCGTGTACGACCCCACCCGCCAGGTATTCCGCGCCGGCTCTAGCACCAAGGGCATTGCCGACGTGCTGGGCTACTGCTGCCGCACCGGCCGCTTTGCTGCCGTGGAGGTGAAGGTCGGCAAGGACAAGCTCAGCCCCGAACAAACCGAGTTTTTGGCTGGCGTGGGCGCTGCTGGCGGCTTTGCCTGTGAGGGCCGCAGCCTCGACCAAGTGCAACAGGAACTACTCGCCTACCTCGCTACCTAATTCTGCAACCTGCCACCTACCCCTACCCGTGAACCAATCCTACCGCACCACTCAAGTCCTGTATTTGCAACAACACTACGCTAGCCTGCCCGCCACCCACTTCGCCGAGCTCTGGGGCACCACGCCCGCCAAGGTGCGCGCCCTGGCCCGCCGCCACGAGGTGCGCAAGCGCGCCCCCAACGGCCAGCCCGTCTGGCGCGCGGCCTAGCAAGAAAGCCGCCCGCGGGGCTTCTGCTTGTATGTCCGCCACCAAGAAAGCAGCCAACGCGGCCCTCGAAAATCTGACGCCTCAGCGCCGCAAATTCGTGCTGGCGTACTGCGACACGCTCAACGGCGCCAAAGCTGCCCTGGCGGCTGGTTACAGTGAGATTTCAGCCCGTCAGCAAGCTCACCGCCTGCTTACAAATGATGACATCAAAGCAGCGGTAAAATCGGTGCTTGGCTTCGCGGGCATGAACGTGGAAGAGATAGCCGCCCGTTGGGACCGCTTAGCCCGCGCCGACCTCGCCGACTTCTACACCAAGGTGGAGTATGAAGAAAAGACCAAGGTGACCCGCCCCCTACTTGAGCGCATCGCCGAGTTAGAGTACGAGCGAGACTTTGAAGAGCGGGTAGCCAAGCGCCAGACCCTGGATGAAGATGAAGCCGAGCGCCACTACTACCGCCAGCTGCGCCGCCGCAATGACATCATTCGCTGCCAGGTAGAGCTAGAAATGAATCCGGCTGCTACCTACCTCGCCGATGGCCCGCCCATCAAAAAGTACCGGATGGAAATCGACCTCGTGAAAGCGGCCGACCTGGGCCTACTCGACTTAGTTAAGGGCATTGCCGAGGGCCGCAACGGCGTAGGCCTTACTCTGCGCGACGTGGACGCCGCGCTTGATAACCTCGCCAAGTGGCGCGGCATGCTCGTGAATAAGGTGGACCTCACCAGCGGCGGCGAGCCCGTGGCGCAGCGGCCGATTATGGCCGTGCTCACTATTGAGCAAAAGAAAGAGCTGCTCGCTGCCAAACGCAAAGCAGCCGCGCAGGCGGGGGAGGGCCAGGCCGATGCTTAGCGAGATAGAAGAGCTGGAGCTAGAAGAGGAGTTCGCCGAGGTGAGCGAGGATGAGCTGCTCGCCTCTATCTGCGAGGAACGCTTCTTTGAGTTCGTGCTTGAAATGTGGGAAACGATAGAGTCAGTTGAGCTTATTGTCAACTGGCATATCGAATACATCTGCGACCAAGCCCAGGAAATGTACGAGGCCTGGGAGCGCAACGAGTCGCAGCCCGATGGCCTGTTCAATGTGCCGCCCGGCTCATCTAAGAGCACCATCCTTACTCAGCTGTTTCCGGCCTGGCTCTGGCTCAAGAAGCCTTTTTTCCGCATTATCAGCAGTTCCTATGCTGGCGACCTCAGCGTTGGCCACTCGCTAAAGTCGCGTGACTGCCTGCGCTCGGATAAGTTTAAGCGGCTCTGGCCGAACCGCATCACCTTTAAGGCCGACCAGGACGGTAAGACCAACTACCGCAACACGGCAATGGGGCAACGCTTCTCGACCTCGACCAATGGCCGGGTTACGGGTATGCACGGCGATTGCATAATCATTGATGACCCCATCGACCCCGAAGAGGCCAGCAGCGAAGTAGCCCGCAAGGCTGCCGCTGGCCACCTGCGCAAGCTCAGCACCCGCACCACCGACAAGGCGCGCAGCTTTCGCATCATGGTCATGCAGCGCGTGCACGAGCTCGACCCCGCTGGTATCTGGCTAAAGTCGGGCCGGCCCCTGCGCCACGTCAGCCTACCCGGTGAGGTGAGCGAGCACGTGAAGCCTGCCCACCTCAAAAGCCGTTACGTCGATGGCCTGCTCGACCCGCGCCGCCTCAACCGCGTGGCGCTGGCTGGGCTCAAAGTGGCGCTAGGTAGCTACGGCTACGCCGGCCAGATTGGACAGGTGCCCACGCCCGCCGAGGGTGGCATCCTCAAAAAAGCCTGGTTTAAAACCATGCTCTGGCCTGACTTCCTCGAAAAGGTGCCTGGTGCCAAGCATGCCGTGTGGCTCTTCGACGCCGATACGGCCTACACGGAGCAAACCAAGAACGACGCCAGCGCGCTGCTGGTATCGGTGTACCTGGGCCAAACGCTCTACGTGCGCCACGTGGCCGAAATGCGCCTCGAACTGCCGCAGCTTAAAACCAAGCTTATGGAGCTTGCCAAGGCCCACGGCTACGGCCCGCTCAGCAAGCTGCACATTGAGCCCAAGGCCAGCGGTAAAGATGTGGTTGCCGAACTGCGCAACATTTCGCAGCTCAACGTAGTGGAGGCCCCCGCGCCAGTAAGTGACAAAACCCAGCGCGTGAACGCGGCCTCTCCCTTCATTGAAGCCTGCCGCGTGGTGCTCATTGATGGCGCTTGGAATACGGCTTTTATCGAACAGTGCTGCGGCTTCCCGATGGCTGCCCACGATGACATGCTCGACACGCTTACGCAGGCCATTGCCCGCTACAACTTCAAAAAAGGCGGTGGTACCGTCTGGTAAATTTTATGACTATCACCCTCACCGCCGACGATGGCGAAACCCTCACTGGCCACCTGCCCGACAGCTGGGCCACCACCCCGCTAGCTGCCTACGCCGCCGTAGCCACTGCCGAACTGCTGCCCGCCCGCGTGCGCGCCACGGCCGCGCTCGTAGGCTTGCCTGCCGAGCCGCTGCTGGCCAACATTCGCCACTACGCCGCTATCCGCGCCGCTGCGCCCTGGCTGCTGAGTGGCGAGCTACCCGAGCCCACCGGAGCCGTGCCCAGCTTCAAGCACGCGGGCACCACGTACCGCCACGTCGGGCACCTCGACAAAATCAGCGCCGAGCAAATGGAAGCGCTGCTCAACTTCCTGGCCGCTGCCGAGGGCTCGCCGCTCACGGCCGCGCCCAGCTTGCTGGCGGTGCTCTACTGCCCCAAGGGTAAGCAGCAGACTGCTGAGGTAGTGAGCGCCACCGCCGAGGCCTTCGCTACGCTGCCCATGTCGGTGGCCTGGCCTGCGCTCGCCGATTTTTTGCGGAGTTCCGGGAGTGTCGCTCTGAGCATCCGTACTGTTTCGGCACTAAGCGCACAGGTGCAGGGGCTGCTGGCCACGCTGGAGCAAGCCCTGACGGGTGGGGGTTCGTTCACATTCTGGCAGAAAGCGCAGCGCTCGCTTTCTCGTCGGTGGCTCAGGAACGCAAGAAAAATGCTCTCGACATCTTAGAGCAAGTCGAATACCACCGCAGCCAGGCGGCCAAGTAGTAGCCCGGCCCTAGCAAGAAAAGCCGGGGCCGGGCTTCTGCTTGTATGCCTGCCCCGCTCACCTACGCCACCGTATTCGCCTACCTGCTCGACCTGGGCGTGCGCTTCTCGCTCATCGGCCGCAGCGAGCTTACCTACTCGGGCGAGGCCGTGGCCGCCCAGGGCTACCCGCTGCTGCTGGTAGAAGGCGATGCGGGCGGCTCGGAAATATTCGACGCCAACCGCCCCACGGGCGTGGAGTCGTTCACCGTGGCCGTGCAGGTGCTCACCCAGCAAGCCGACCCCAAGCCCGCCGACCTCGAAGCGCTGCTGACCACTGCCAACGCCTGGGCCGATAGCCTCACCGAACAGCTGCGCCACGAGCGCCCGCAGCAGCTGCTTGGCGTCAATAAGCTGGCCCTGCCGGGGCAGGCGGGCAGCGACCTGGCCTGCGGGTGGCGGCTGGAGTTGACAATCAAACTCGTGAAGGACATCGACCGCACCGCTAACCGCGCCCTGTTTGCGCCCGAAACTATTTAAATGGCTCAGAAAGTAACTGCGGCCCTCATGCCGCCCAAAGTACGCGACGATGAGTTTTTCGCTACAGAGGTGGAGGCTATCCGCAGCGTGGTAAATGCCAACGCTGACGAGCTGGACACCGTGGGCAAGGTGGCGAGTGAGTCCGCCGCGAAGGCGGCCGCCTACATCGGGCAGGCGGCCGGCCGCACGCTTTGGCAGCTCGGCAGCGCCCTGCGCGATAAGACGCTGTTACGTCTGTGCCGCATCACGGCGGGCAGCCTGGGCCAGCCCGCGCCGCTGCCCAGCGGCTCAGCCATCGACGCCACCACGGGCGTGCTGAGCTATCCCGGCACCGATGAGGTGCTGCTTGTGCTGGTAGACGGGGCGCTCATGGTGCCGCTGGCCCGCACGCCCGAGCCGGGCGCCAATGTTAGCACGAGCATTCAGCGCTACGGCTACGCAAACGGTCGTTTCGATACGTTTGCCGCTGACGCAGATGGGTTGCAGGATAGCCTGAGCGGCCCGCTCGGGGGCGCTACGATTCGCCTGAACGTACGCCAACTCTACCTGTACGACAAGCTAGTATTTGCCTCGACTAACGGCGATGCCAGCTGTAAGATTTTCGGTTTTGGGGCCATCATAAGCCCAGGCCCGCCCGGCACGCGCTTTCTGAATCCGTTTCCGGGCACCATCCTGCTGGATACGGTCGCCTTTTTTTGCCCCGACTACGGCTTCCTGTTCGACGCCGACAACGGCAGCCAGGCCAACGGGCGGGCCAGCGCGTTCCACCTCTACCGAAATGAGTTTATCAAATCGGCCGCGTTGAATCCGACCACACCGATTGTAGTGCAGAAAGGTGCCACGCTGATTGTGGAGGATACCATCGTGGGGCCGGAGTTTCGCTTCAGCGTCGATGCCAGCTCAACGATTATTCTGCGGGGTAGCACCAACGGCGCCATCGGCGCGGGTGCTACCGACATCTGGCCCGTGGGCACCATTGACGAGCGCGTCAGCGCAGTGGGGGCGGGGCCGGCGGTAGTTGACCTCAACGACTTCACCGGCGCGCAGATGGACGAGGTGATAGCGCTCATCTACACTGACGGCGCGGCCGACCCGGCCGCCTCCCCCGCCTGGAGTCGCCCGGGCATGTGGTTCGAGGCTTTCGACCCCGCCACCGGCGGCTACTATCACTACTACTGCGGACGTGGCACCTACATACCGGGCAATCCTACTAGTGGCGCTGGCCCTTGCTGGCATCGCATTGAAAAGCTGTAAGAAAATGGCAACTACTCTTTACGTTGGCGGCTACGCGCAGCGCTACGACCCCTACCCACAAACCAGTACCCCACCGCCCACCGGCCCGCTCAAAATCTTGGTGCTCTACCACGGCACCAGCCTGGAGCAGGCTGACCAAGCCACGCAGGACAAGTACGGCCAAGGCTACCCGCTACATACTGGCACCAACGCTATTCAAGCGGCTCAAAACGCCATCGGCAACACTGGCCGCGCTTCGTCGGCGGAGCAGCTAGAAGACCTGTGGAACGCGGAAAACAACGGCATCACGCTTACCTGCGTCAATCTGGGCTACCCAGGCAAGGACGCGCTCTACTTTGAGCGCAACATCCTGAGCTTAGGTAATTCAGGCTTCAACCTAGCTGACTACGATTACATCGTGCATTGCGTGGGCTACGGCGTAAATGGCGTAGAGCCCGACCAATCCGGCGACAGCACCGACCCGGCTGACGTGGCCGCCAGCGTAAAGCGCATCTGCCAGCAGCTCACAGCGGCCAATCCGAGCAAGTCCCTGGCCTTCGTCACGCAGCCGGCCAACCGTATCTACAAAGGCCCGAGCGGCACCGACCCAGACACCCCGCTCTACGTCAACTTCGACGCCTGGCGCTCGATGTATAGCGCCAGCCTGCTGGCCAACCTGAGCACCTTCGCGAAGGGCGCGGATAACATCTACGAGTGGCCGCTGGGGCAGGCCGGCGCGGTCAGCAACTACCCTAACTCACTTGTAGTAGACGGGGTGCACTATACGTATGCGGCACAGGGCCAGCGGGCCAAAAGCATGGCGCGGATGCTGGCGCGCTACTTTGGCAAAACGCTCAGCTTCGGCAACGGCACGGCCCCCACGGCCTACCCGGCGGCCACCATTGCGGTATCGCCCGCGAGTGCCGTGGCCAGCCAGCAGCGCACAGCCACGCTTACCACCAGCGCCAGCTACACTGTAGCGGAATTGTTCCGCATTAACTCATTAGGTGTCAGCTACCCGCCAACGCTCATCGGCAGCGGGGCGAGTGTCAGCTTCGCGGCGGGCTCTACCAGTCGCTACTATTTCCGTCTGACGTTGGCCAACGGCAGTTACGCCTACACGAGCAACTTCGGCACCGCTACCGTGGCCGGGGCAGTGCCGACCACTCGCACGCTGGATTTTACGACGCGTCAAATCAACTTTACCAAGCAGTCGGACGGCACACTACTCAAAACCAGTGGCTCAGATAGCGACCACTACGCACACGCTACGGGTGATGTGTACGTACCTGCCACCAATGATAATATTCTGTTAGAGTTCACGATGCCGCCGCTGAACGGCGGGGGCGGTGACTTTTTAGTCGGCTTTGGTTTTCAACCAGTACCAGTCGATGGGTCCGGCACTAACATCATAACCATCAGTAAGGTGAGCTTCTACGCCAACGATACTGTGGGTCGCGTGTTTCTCGTTATCAATGGCCAGCCGGGCATAGTGGGTGGCGACTTCGCGCGCCCCGCCCCCGGCGATAAAATGCAAATCGAAAAGCGGGCGGACGGGTATCATTTTACCAACGTATCCGACCCGCAAAACCCCATTGCTTACCCCACGGTGCCCGCTAGCGGGCAGGCGGGCGGCGCGCCTGCGGCCTACCTCACCACACCGCATTACATCAGCGTAATAGGCAGCACAACGGGCTTCAGCCGCGTGCCAGTCGTGACCATTACCGCCACGCAGTTTTCGCCAATTTAGTATGACTGCCCTCACCAACAAAGCCCTGCTCGCCCGGCTAGCCGACGCCACTGGCGTGAGCCAGGCGGCACCCGACCCGACCCAGGCCACCGCCCCGCTGGTGCCGTTGCCGCAGCAGATTATACAGGCCGTGAATAATGGCCTGAGTGAGCTGGCAGGCGTGCCCGACTACGGCGCCGTGGCTAGCACAAGAACGGCCATGCGCAACGACGTGCTGCTCCAAAACTTTCGCGCCTTTCAAAGCAGTCAGCAGACCATCAACGACGCCACGCAACAGCTGCTCACCGCGTTGCTGGCCGGTGCCGACCGGGCCGGCGCGCAAGTGGCCGTGCTCACGGGCCAGATGCAGCTAGCCCAGCTTGCCGCCACGGCCAGCGACGCCAAGCAGGTGGCCTACGGGCTGCGATTGGATGCGCTCGAAACCAAGGCAGTGCTCGTGGCCAGCGCCACCGAAGCCAACCGCCTCGACATCGTGAAGCTGCAAGCGGCCGATGCGCTGCTGCAAGCCCGCGCCACCACTGACGAGGCGGCCATTGCCGCAGCGCAGGCCACTGCCAACCAGGCCCGCGACGCTGCTGCGCTGGCGCAGAAAAAAGCCGATGACGATGCCGCCGCCGTGCTCGTGGCCGTGGCCAAAGCTGATACTGCCCAGGCTACCGCCTCGGCTGCGCAACAGGCGCAGGCTGCGTTTGCGGCCCGCTTCCGCTCGGCGCGGGTTACACTGCCGCAAATCCCGCTCGGCGGCACTATCGACGTGGTGGTGACCTTCGCAGCGTTCGCGGATGCCAACTTCACGGCCCTGGCAGAGCCGGCCGGCCTCACCCTGCTAGGCCTAGATGCTACGGAAGTACCCACCGCCCGCACGGCCAGCACTGTTACGTTTAAGATTAAAAACGTGCTGGGCCTCGTCATCGCTGCCGGGGGCGTGCTCAACTTCATCGCCCTGCACGATTAGCAAGAAAAGAGGGGGCTGGGCTTCTGCTTGTAGGCCAGCCTAGCAACAAAAAGCCGGGGCGGGCTTCTCTGAGCATGCCCGCGCCCCTCTCTTTTCGTGAAATCCTGCTGGACGTAGGCCGGGCTATCTGCCTCGAAATGGTGCGGATTCTCGACAACGGCCCCTACGGCGGCCTGCGCAAGAATAGCGCCCTGCGCAAGCAGCTGCTCAGCGCGGGCGCCACGCGGGTGGCCCAGCAGCGCGGCGGTGGGGGCAAGTTCGGCACCTACGGCCTCACCATCGTGGCCCAGGACTACCTACAATGGCTCGACACCGGCCGCAAGCCCGGCGGCAAGAAAGTGCCGATTGAGGCGCTGATAAAGTTTGTGAAGCAGCGCGGCCTCAACCGGGGCAAAAACGGCCGCTTCACGGGCGCGGCCTCTATCAATTCGATTGCGTGGGCGATTCAGCGCAGCATCTGGCTGCACGGCATCAATGGCCGCCACTTCATCGACCCCGCCTACGCGCTGGGCGCGGAAGTAATGGACCGGCTGCTCGATGAGAGCGCCCTCGACATCATGAGCCGCGAATTGTCGGCCCAATTCTCCCTCTTTAAAACCGGCAAATAGCCCATGTACCAACCCGGCAGCGGCTACCCGCCTACCATCATTGGCCTCACGAGCGCCTGCAACGCCACCACGGGCGTGAGCGAGATTAGCTTTTCGGTCAACAAAGCTATTTTCGGCAGCACGCTGGACGTGGTGCTCTACGAGCGCGGCAACCCGAGCAATGTGCTGTGGGCGGGCGGTTTCAGCACCGCTAACGCCCAGGCGTTTTTCATCTCGGGCACGCCCAACGGCCTCTACACGCTGAACGCCGACAACGGCGAGGCCTTCCGCGAGGTGGACGTAGACGTAAGCTGCACGGGCACCCCGCCGCCCGGCGGCGGTGGGGGTGGAGGCACTACGCCGCCCCCGCTCGTGCTGGGCTGCACGGACCCCGACGCCGACAACTACGACCCCAACGCCACGAGCGACGATGGCAGCTGCTATTACGCGCCCCGCGTGGCCCTGGCGGCCCCCCTGCCCGAGCTGGCCCCGGTGGGCGTGCCGCTCGTGGCCGTGCTCAGCAGCGCGCCCGTGGCGGGGGCCGCGCCCGCGCCGGCTTCGGTGCTCATCGACCTGAGCGCGCTGCCCGCGCCCGGCGCCTCGCCCGGCCTCACGGCCTCGCTGCGCGTCGATGGCTACCTCTTTACCTACGGCCCGCTCATCGTGCCCGGCCGCTTCGCCGATGCTGCCAGCCTGCTCGCCGCCCTGCTGGCGCAGCCCGCACTCGCCGCCAGCTACCTGCTCATGCCCGCCGGGGCTACGGGCGTGCGGATTACGGCCCGCGCCCCCGGCCTGCCCGCCACGCCCACGGTGGCAGCGGGCGGCAATGTGGCGGCGGCCATCACGCTCACGGCTACGGCGGGCGTGGCGGGCCTGCATTCGCAGCGCCGGTTACAGTGGGGCTGCTACCTCGAAGTGTGGGCGGGCTGCGGCAATGTATTCGGTGGGGCCGTGACCAAAGCCAGCGCCACGTTGGCCCAGCGCCTCACGCTCGACTACCGGCCCGATAACCGCTACGAGTTCGATATCGCGCCCGCGCTGAGCCAGTTCACCGGCCACGCTTACCCGCTGGCCGATGGCTCGTGCCCGGATAGACTCGTGAGCTACTTCGTGCGCTACGGCGAAGAGTACACCGACCCCACCACCGGCCTGCGCCAAGTGCGTACCCTTTACGAAAGCGCTATCGCGTGGGGCATCGAAGCGATGGAGTTACCCGCGCCGGTGGGCGGCGCCTACCTGCTCAGCGCCCGCCCAGGCCCCTGGGCGGTGGCAGTCGGCGGCCGGGTGCCCGCCTGGCTGCTGAGCAAGCCCAGCGCCACGGCGCGCACGGTAGTGCGCTACCGGCTGGCCACGGCGCGGGCCACGGTTGACTACCAGCCCGGCCACGCGGTGGCCACCGGGCAGGTCACGCAGGCCAATGACCGCCTGAGCGTGCCCGCGGGTGCGCTCAGCGGCGAGCTGCGGCTGCTCGATACGGCGGCCGGCACTGATTTCGCCTGCGCTAAGCTGGCGTTTGGAGCCGGCGGGCAGGTGCTCACCTTTGCCAACCGGCAGGGCGGCTTCGATACGCAGCACTTCGAGGGCACCGCCGACCCCGGCAGCAAGCGCACGGCGGCCGGCTTCACCAACAGCACCGGCCCGCAGCAGCTCAACGCCGAGGCGGCCCAGCCTACGCGCCTCACCACGGGCCTACTCGACTTCGCTACCTGGGCCTGGCTGCGGCGCGAGCTCACCACGAGCCCGGCGGCCTGGCTCGAAACCAGCGCGGGCGCCGTGCCGGTGCGCCTCACCGATGTGCAGCTCGAAGGCGACCCGCTTACGGGCAACTACAGCGCTACCGTGGACTACGAAACCGACCCCGTGCGGGGCCTAAGCAACTAATGCGGCAGATTTGGTTATACATCAACGGGCAAGAAGTTGATTTACCCGCCAGCACCAAGGGGCTGGTAAAATTCAGCCAGGCCCGCGCCGCGCTCAGCGACGTGGCGGCCCGCGTGGGCGAGTTTTCGTACCCCTTCACGCTGCCCGCCACCCGCCGCAACGCGCAGGTATTCGGCGTGGACAAGCTCCACCCGCTGGCCCTGGGCAAATTCGGCTACGCCACCGACTACGCCTACGAGCTGCGGGCCGGCGGGCGCGTGTTTGCCGGCACCTTCCGGCTTACCAGCCTCAAAAACGGCTACACGGGCACGCTGCTGGGTGAGGGCCTCTCGTGGGCGCTGCTGCTGGGCGAAAGCAAGCTCACTGACCTGGTGTTTCCGCTTGTCGACTACGACGGCACCCAGCTGGAGAGCATTCTGCAAAAGGACTGCGACAGCACCGATGCGCAGTTTCCGCTCGTGGCCTTCGGCAACTTCTTTACGCCGCCGACCACGCGCACGCAGGCCGATGGCAGCACCGAAGAGGTGCCCGTAGGGCCAGGCGCCGGGCTCGACTACCCGCTATCGGTGGACGATTACCCGCCGGGCGTGTACTACGGCAACGTGCTGCGGCAGATTTTTCGCGGTATCGGCTGGCAGCTGCAAAGCCGCGAGCTGGATTCGGACTTCTGGCGCGCCGTGGTGCACACCTGCGCGGGGGCCGACCTGGAAAACGCCTGGCCCTGGGGCAAGCTGCTGCGGGCTGCCGGCACGGGCAGCGGCTTTAGCGAGCACGCCTACGTTGACTACAACGGCGATACGTCCGATACGGCAGTTGGGCGGCTGCAAAACGCGTCGGCCGGCAACCTGGGCGGCCTCGACATGGCCGGCGACATCTTCTTTCTGCCCGTGCCGGTGCCAGTTATCGGTAGCGCGCCCACCCGCGCGCTGGATGGAGCAAGCAGCGCCTACACCGCGCCCCGCAACGGCACCTACTCGTTTACGTGGTCGGCTACCGTGGCGCAAGCCCAGCAGCAGCTACTCGTAAACAACGGCGCCTACGTCAATAACGACGTACGGCTCTGTTTTTTCCGCGTGGCCCTGGCCGTAGTGGTGCGGCGCGGTGGCCAGTTCGATGACGCGGGCCTGCTGGCAGGTGCACCCGTGGCGCAGGATTTGGCTGGCTACCAGTATATCCACAACAACGCAAACGTGAGCACCGGCACCTATGCCAGCACTGGCAGCGTGTACCTCGAAGCCGGTGACGTGGCGCAGCTCTGCGTAGTGGCCCGCTCGCGCCTGACCGACACGCCCACCAACACCGACGCCATTACCCGCGAAATGTTGAAGCTGGATTTTGGCGTGTGCTCATTTGCCTGCACCAGCTACCAGGACGATGCAGGCGTGAGCAAAGAGCAGTTGCAGCCCGCCGACTTTCTGCCGCCGCTCTCGCAGCGCGACGTAGTGAAGGACTTTTTGCAGCGCACCGACTCGTTTTTGGTGGCCGATACCAGCCGCCGCGTGGCCACCATCCTGAGCCGCGCCGAGCTGAGCACGGCCGCCGGGCCAGTCATCGACCTGAGCGAGCGCTGCGACGTGCGCAGCGTGGAATACCTGCCAGCCCTGGGCGCCAGCGTGGGCAGCTTCGTGTTTGCACCGGCCGGCAATGATGCCGAGACGCTGCTGCCGGCCGGCGCCGACGTGGTAACGGCCGTCATCGGCGCGGGCACCGGCCAGCAGAGTATTGGCAGCCTCTATGCGCCCGTGGGCTTCCGCACGGTGTACCTGCCCAGCGGGGCGGCGGCGCTGGCCACGTGCAGCACCAAGGATATTCTCGCCCAAAACCGCAGCGAAGCAGCCTGGGAAATCAGCAGCCAGCCGCCGCGCCTGCTGCGCTACGTGGGCACCGACGCCACCCGGCCGGTGCCCTTCATGCAGCGCACGGTGCCGCTGGCCCGCGCGGCCTGGGACGGGGTTTTGTGCTGGGACGGGGTAGCCGGGGCCGTGGCCAGCTACTACCAGGCCACGATACGCCGGGCACTGCTCGGGCACCTGGCCCGCGTGCAGGTGCCGCTCAGTCCAGCGCTTTACCAAGGCCTCGGACCCGGCCGCAAGGTGCTGCTCAACGGGGGCAGCTACACGGTTTCGGCCCTTCAAAATTTTGACGCTGCCGATGAGGCGGCCCTGTGCTCTTTAGACTTAGACCGCGAGGTATTGTAATGGCAACGCAGCAAGAAAAGATTTACCGCATTAGCATTCAGACCGATGCGGCCCAGCAGGAAGTAGAGGCTACCAAAAAGAAGCTGGCCGAACTTGATGGCCAGCTCGAAGGACTCGACATGGCCGGCGACGCCGCCAAGGGCCTGATTGCCGAGATGGCCAAGCTCACGCAGCAGCTCAGCAGCGCCGAGGGCGAGGTGAAGGATTTGGCCGGCGCGCTTGATGACCTCAAGCCCGGCACGCTGGGCGCACTCGAATCGGAGATTGAAGAGTTAGAGGCCGCCTTCCGGCGCACCGTCGTAGGCACGGCTGAATTTGACGAGGCGCTCATCAAGCTGGGCAACAAAAAAGGCGAGCTCAAAAAGATTGAGGATGCCATTGATGCGCTCGACCCCAAGGAAAAGGCCGCCGCCTTCGCTGATTTTGCCAACGGCGTAGTGGGGGCCTTTGCCATTGCCACCACCGCGGCCCAAACCTTCGGGCTCTCGAAAGAGGCGGCCGAAGAGTACCAAACCAAGCTGCTGAGCCTCATTTCGGTGATGGATGGCGTGGAGCAGGTAAGCAAGGCCCTGAACTCGGAAACGCTATCAGTGGTCAAAAGCACCTACGCCGGGGCCAAAGCCTGGCTGGGCTTCGGCGAGGCCGCCAGCGCCAGCAGCAAGATTACCCGCGCCGCGCTTATCAGCACCGGCATCGGGGCCATTGTGGTGCTCGTGGGGCTGCTCGTGGCCAACTTCGATAAGGTAAAAGAGGTCGGCAGTAGCATCTACGCCAAGTTTAAGCCGCAGTTTGATGGCATTGCCGCGCTTATCGACGTGGTGATTAACAAGGCCCGCGACGTGGCCAGCTTCCTCACGTTCGGGCTAGTCGATAACGCGGCCAAGCACGCCCAGGCCGTGGCCGTGGAAACCCGGCAGAAGGAGCTGTCCCAGCAAGCCGAGCACACGGCGCGGCTAATTGAGATTTTCAAGGCCCGCGGGCAGGATACGCTCGACTTAGAAGTTGCCAACGCCAAGCGCCGGCTCGATAGTCTCAAGCAAACCAATGACGAAGAGAAAAAAGCTTACGCAGAGGCCCGTAAGGACTACCTCGTACTGGCGGCCCAGCTAGAGAAGCGCGGGCAGGATGAGGAAAAGGCCAGCCGGCTCACTCACCTCAATGCCCTGGCCGCTATCCAGCAGGCCAAAGGTGCGGATGCGTTCGCCCAGCAACTTGCCGCTAAAAAGGAGCAGCAGGCGCAACTCGCCCAGGATGAGCTAAACGGTATTCGGGTAACAGAGGCGCAGAAAGAGCAGCTGCAAAGCGAAATCGACGCCGCCCAACTCGCCCACGATGCCCAGCAAGCCGAGAAGCGCCGCGCGCTGCGCGAAGCCTACCTCGTGGCTGACCTGGCTCGGTTGCAGGCCAGCACCGCCGACCAAAGCAACATCGAAGTAGCGGCCAATACCAAGCAAATTGAGATTGCCAAGCAGCACCGGGCCAACCTGCTGGCCCAGGCTTTGGTAGACCGGGCGGCCGTGGTGGCGGCCGATGCCGAGCTCTACCGGCTGCGGCAGGAGCGGGCGCGCCTCTACTACAAAGAAGAGGCAGAAATCGAAGCATCCATACTCGACATCCGGGCGCGGGCCTTTGAGGCCATGCGCAAAAAGGATGCTGCTGCCGAGCAGTTCTACCAGGATACGCTCAACCGGATGCAAGCCGCCGGGGCGCAGGTAACGAAGCGCATCGCCGACGAGCTGGCGGCCGAATTGCTGCTCAAGCAAATGGCCGCCGCCGCTAAGGCTGACGTTTTCGGCAATCTGCTGATGCGAGTTTTTGGCTTATCGGATAAGCAGGCGCAGGAATTGAAGGCGCAGCTCGCCGATTTCGCTACCGTGGCGGGTGGGCTTGTAACCGGGCTGCTGGCCACGGCGCAGGCCTCAGCCGATGCGCAGCTCAGCCAAGCCCAGGCCCAGCTACAAAGTGTGACCGACCAATTAGCCCAGGCGCAGAGTGCTGCCGAGGCCACGGCCGCGCAGTTGGAGGGGGCGAGCGGGGCACGGCGCGATTACCTGCTGAAAAAATTGCAGGACGAGCGCGCCGAAACCGACAGGCTGGCGGCGGCTAAGGCAAAAGCCGCTAAGGCTGAGCAAGATGCTGAAAAGCAAAAGCAGAAACTAGCCAAAGAAAGCGCGGCCCTGAGTGCGGCGGCGGGCTTGGCCTCTACCGTAGCAACCGGCGCGAAAGCGGTCGAGGCCGCCGTGGGCGTAATTGCTGGCGGTAGCAAGTTACCTTTCCCCGCGTCCTTGGTAGCCGTGGCAACGGGTCTGGCTTTCGTAACCACGGCTGTGCTGCAAGCCAAGCAACTCGCCAAAAGCTTCCGCACTGGCGGCTATGTGGAAGGTCCGAGCCACGAGGCGGGCGGCGTGCAGATGTGGCACCGAAGCGGCGCGCACCTAGGCGAGATGGAAGGTGGCGAGTTCATCTTTTCGCGGGCGGCCGTAGCGGCGCACGGCCTGCCGTTCCTGCAAGCGCTCAACGATTCGGCAAGCACCTACGTGAAGCCGCACCCAAGCGGGCGCTTTGCGGCGGGCGGGCAGGTGCCCACGGCGGGCAGCTTGCCGGCGGGCGCGGTAGTTATGCAGGCTGGCGACCTTGCCGAGCTACTCGACACCAACCGCGCCATGCTTGCTCACTTGCAGGTTGTTTCCAGCGCTACTAGCACTACGGCTAGCTACGGCCCGGCCAGCTTGCAAATTGGCCCAGGCGAGGCAATGGCGATTGAAGGCCAGCGCCAGCAGGCAATACAAGCTGAGGGCCTGGCTACACTATAGCTACCAGTCTGATTTTGCCGCGCCAGTGCTACCAGTCATAGCGACCTGAATATCGGCCGCTAGTTTCTGCACAAGGCCTTGTACGTCACGCACGCGCCCATCTACATAGCGGGCGTTTGCTTTGCCATAGTTCGCCCACTTTTCGGCTGGCTCACCAGTAGAGCCAATGCTGCCGCTACTGCCCAGGCTAACCTGATAGGTATAAGCTAATTGGTCGATGACGTACTTATAGCGACCATCTTTTGTATAGATGGCCAGCATCATGGCGTACTGCGCACCGCCCGGCAGCTTCACCGTGCCCCGCGTGATGTAGGTGCCAGCTTCCTTATCATCCATGCGAGCAGCTGTTTTGCTGTCTACAAAGGAGCGGGCGGCCCATTCTTTAGCCCGCACAAATAGTTGGTCTTTGGTTGCGCCGGCCACAGGCACCACGGCCGTGTAGGTAACCAGGTGGCTCGCAGAGTCAATAGGCAGGGCGGCAAAGGATAGGCGCTCAGCCTTTTGGGCGCTCGATGAGAGGCTGGTAGCAGCCAAAAGAAGGGTAAAAAGCAGTTTCATACTGCCAAACTACACGAAAAACATGCAGCCCACCTACCTTAGCTTCAACGGGTGTAAGAGTGTGCTTGAAACAGCCGAATATTTTTATTAGACTGTCTAAATGAAAGAGCGCCTTGAAGTGGCTGAAAAAAGCTTGCTGTTATCAATACCGTACCTAATTGTTTTATCGCTGGCTTACTACTGGGGATATTGGGGCTATTTTAACATTGACGCAGTAAGCTATTATGGGGTTCAGGACTTAATCAAAGGCTTTGCATATACATTGCCATCCGTAATTACAATAGGAACAATATTATTCTTAGGAAACAACTTGCTGGATTATATTTTAGATATAGCGCGCGAGAAATTTAGCAAGTCTACTGTATCGGCAATTACTTCAATTCCTTTTGCAATATTTATTATATTGTCATTTACAGATACGATGCCTGATATAGTAGGAAACTGGATTGGAACAGCAGTATTAGTTATGATGATCCTAACTTTAATCGAGGGGGCATTCTTAGGAATAAAAAGGCATTGGAATTGGGCCATCGACAATACATTGTCATTTTTTATTTTAAAGTGGCTTGTGTCTTTCGGTATTATTTCTTTTCTCGTATCTTATTCTTATGGCAAACATGAAGCGCAGAGTATTATTGAGAATCAATCCTTTTCCTATTACAAAATAAAATCAGACTCTGATAGCACAGAATTTAACTCCGCTCTTAAATATCTTGGAAAAGCAGGAGATTACTACTTCTTTATAAGTCCAGACAACAAGGCGAAGCATATTATATCAATAGAAAAAGTCCCGAATCTTGTGCTATACAATTATGATAAGACTGATAGTAGTAGTATCCATGCTTATCAAAATCTTGTAGAAAAAAGCCTAAAGCACAAATAAAAAATGGCCTCACTTGGTAAGTGAGGCCATTTTTTTTGCTCAAACCCTAGCTTACCTAGCAAGAAAACGAGGGCTGGGGCTTCTGCTTGTATGAAGCCCCGCGTACCTGCTCTGCTTTTCCTAGCCCTGGCCGGCGCCAATACCCTCACGCCCGAGGCGTTGGCAGCCGCGCCGCGCTACCGGATGGTGCTCGATAGCAGCCAAGCCGAGCAGGGCGTAAAAACCGTGTCGCTGGTAAAGAATCCGGCCATTCAGCGCGGCTGGGTGGCCCTGTCGGCGGTGGAGCCCACCGCGCCCACGGCCCAGCGCTTCCACCTGAGCGCCGAAGGTTCGCGCCAGGTGCTCACTGGCCCGGCCCTCATTCCCGGCCAGCAGATTCTACGGCTTGATGACGAGGGCAACCCCTTCTACATCACGTTTGACGAGGCCAACATCGCCGCCACACAGCGGCAGTTTGCGCTCCAGATGCGCCACACCTCGACCAATGAGGACCACGCTACGGCGCTGGAAGGCAATGTAGTAGAAGAGAGCTGGCTAATTCACGATGCAGCCTGCGATAAGGCCGTTGCCCTGGGCCTGTCCGACCTGCCCGTTGGCACCTGGATGTTGAGCCTGCACGTGCCCGATGCCGACTACTGGCAGAATGAAATCGTGAGCGGCAACAAGCTGGGCTTTTCCATTGAGGGGCTTTTCACCACCGAACAATTAACCCTGTCGGCGGTAGCGCCGGCCGCGCCTTCTTTTATGGCTACTATTTTTCAAAAGCTCGGGGCAGCCTGGGCAAAGCTTACCTCTGAGCAAAAGGTGGCCCTGGGCCTCGAAAAGCTCACCGATGGCCGCACCGTCAGCATCGACGACACCACCGGGGCCGTGGCCCTCGTGGGCGAGGATGGCCAGCCCGGCGAGGCGTTGCCCGATGGCTCGTATGAGCTGGAAGGCGGCGGTACGCTCGTCGTAAAAGATGGCGTAAAAGCCGCTGAGCCAGTAGAAGCGGCTGCCGATGACAAAAGCCCAACGCCCCCGCCCCCGGCTACCACTGGCGACGCCCCGGCCGACAAAGGCACCGACGCCGAGCGCCTCGACAAAGTAGAGAAGTCGGTCGAAGAGATTCTTACGATTGTGAAGAAACTCGCCCCCGAAGAGGATGCCGCCAGCACGCCCGCCGGCGAGAAGCTAGCGGCCCAACTGCACGGTGTGAAGTTGGAGGCGCTAGGCGAGAAGCTCACCAGCCTCAAGCTTGATGCCATTGAGCTGACCGAAGGCGACGCGCTCACCTACAACGCCGTAACGCGCCGCCTCACCGATGGGGCGGGCGCGCTTGTGGATAGCGGCTACTACGCTGCTGCCGATGGCTCCTATTTCCAGGTATCGACCGACCAGTACATCTGGCAGATTGATAAGCAGACCTACGATGCCATTTATGGCGCGAAGCTGCAAGCCGTGGAGCTGGCCAAGCTTAAAGCCACTACGCCAGCTACCGGCCGCCTGCGGCTAAATGCCGATGGCGGCAGCGAATCGGCGCAGGGTGGCGCGCCTAAGCAAAAAATCGGCCTACAGGCTGTCGCTCACCTGCGCGAAATGCAGCAGAGCGCTGAATAAGTCCCTTCACTCCCAAAACGGCCCGGTGAACGGGCGCCCAATTTTTCATGCAGTACGCTCCTAAAATCTTTTCGGGCAAGCACGCGCAGGATATTATCTCGCTCGTGATTTTCTCTAACCGCACGGTAGCCAATCAGTTGATTCGCTTTTTGACTAATGTCAAAAACGAAGAGATTGTGACCACACTATCGGGCGATATTCCCTGGGTAGAATACCTGGAGGACATCAAAGAAACCGACCTGGCAACCTACGAGGCGCTGAGCACCCTCAAGTTTGCTGACCGCGCAGTTATTCCCCGCAAAATCATGGCCCTTGACGGGTTCAAGATGGACGATTTGCGCAACTCGCGCTTCGGTGAAGATATGCTGGCGGGTGCTGCCAACATCACGAGCAACAAGTTTGAGCAGACGGTTATTGCCTACGTAGAGCCGCGCCTGGGCAAGAGCTTCGAAAAGCTCATTTGGAACGGCATTTCGGCCACCGACAAAACTAAGATTGCGGCTTCGGCCAACGTGACCGCCGAACAAAAGGCCTGGGCTGCTGCTCAAACCACCACCAAAACGACGGGCCTATTTGCTGCTGCACTCATTGCGGCGGTAGATGACGCTACGGCCGCTCCCATTGCCGTGGTTGGCACGACGGTAAACTCGTCAAACATCGCTGCTGAATACCGGAAGATTCACGCAGCACTGCCGGCTGAAATCGCTGGCAAGGCCACGCTGTTCGTGCCCGAGGGCGATTTCGCCCTCATTCAGCAGGCCAACGATGACCAACAGTTCCGCGACAAGTTCACGGTTTCGGGTGATGACATCGAAACGGCCAAGGTGAAGTACCTGGGCATGCGCATTGAGTTCGTCCCCGTCAAATACCGCACGGCTGGTATCCCCACTGACTACGTGGGTGCTACCGACTTGCTGAGCGACGCCAGCAGCTTCGAAATCGGCAAAGTGAATAACCTGGGTGATAAGAAATTCGGCAAGGCCGTGGCCGTGCTCGATACCACCGTGCTGCTGCCGCAGCAGAAGGTTTTCTACGTGTAAGCTACATGCTATAGGTTGCTATAAATAGGCTATAACGGGCCGCCACTCTTCGGGGTGGCGGCCTTTGGCGGCAACAGGCAGTGCCTCAAACCTCATATTTCTATGGACGAGAACAAAGAAAACGCCCCCGCCGAGCAAGGGGCACCGCCGGCCGCGCAACCCGCTGCTGAGCAATCGGCGCCCACCAAGTCGGCCGCCGAAACCAAGCTCGAAGGCCAGCTCGCCGACGCCAAAACCAAAGGCGAGGGCTACAAAAAAGAGCGCGATGTAGCCCGCAAAGAGCACACTAAGGCAGTTGGTGAGCGTGACGCGGCTGTGCAGGAGCGCAACGAGCTGCGCACCGAAAACACGAATCTCAAGCAGCAGCTCGCTGAGGCCAACAAGCCCAAAGAGCAGCCGGCCGATGAGCAAGCCGCCGCCGCCACTGCCACCCAGGAGCCCAGCAAAGAAGATGTTATCAAAGACATTTTGAAGCGCAACGGCCTGAAAAAGTGCTGGATGCTGGCCGGCCAACCCTGCTTTAGCGAAGCCCACGCCAAGGAGTACGCTGGCGCTGACTTCGATTCTCTCACCGTTATTTCTGTAGAAGAAGATGCCGGGACTAACTAAGAGCCTTCGCAGCGAAGCCAAGTACAAACTTGGCGGCATTACCACGCTGCTGGCGTGGGTTACCAAGACGTCGGCGGGCATCCCGCAGGCCTCGATAAACCCCACCACTAGCGCGTTCACGCTGGCCACTGGTGCCGACGTGTTCCGGTTGGAGTTTGACGAAAACAGCTGCCTGTATTCCGATAATACCACCATCGGCACCAATACTTACCCCAAGCACCTGGTAGGCATGAAGTTCGGGGGCCGCACCCAGGACCTCAACGACGCGGCAAAGGCGTTCGACCTGGGCCGCCACAGCTTCGCCGCCCGCACCTTCACGGGTGAGTACGTGGTAGTTGGCCTGAGTAATGGCCTGAAAAGCGAGAAGAACGACTCGGGTGCTGGCGCTACCACGGACGATTTCAACGGCTTCGACATCGTGGTAAGCGGTGGCGAGGTAGAGAAAGCGGCCATTATCACGGAGGCCGAATTTCTGGCCCTGGCCGGTCGGGTAGTGTAGGCACCGCGCAGATGAATCTACTAGCCCCCGCCGCTCAGTACGCGCCGGCTGGCCTTCGGGCTTTGCTGGTTGGCCCCTGGACTGCGGGGGCTAGCTACGTCTACGCCTCTGCCCAGCTCGACATCATAAACGAGCTCGACCCGGCCGCCGTGTGGTGGCCAGTGGATTGCAGCCAGGCCGAAAAGGCCTGCGAGTTTTCGGAAGTGTTCGCCACCGATAAAAACGGCGAAGGCTACCAGCAGGCAATCAGCGCCGCGCTGCCCGGCCTGCGGGTAGCCTTCCGCGCCGGCCTGCAAAACTTCATTGGGTTGCCGCTGCTCGCGCTCTGCCAGGACATGGCCGGGCAGTGGTGGCTCTTCGGGCAGGATGGCCGCCTGCGCCTGCCCACCTACGCCGCCAAGTCCGGCCCGGCCGCGGGCGAGACGCTTACCAGCTGGCAGCTCACCGGCCGCAGCAGCGACGCCGCCCGGCAAGTGGCCCTCAACGGCCCCGTGACCATCGTGGACTACGGCTTTAAGCCGGGTGTGCCCGGTGGCCCTCAGCGCACCCTACCTTTTAGACTCGCCTAAGATGCAAACCCCAGCCAAACCCGCTGCAATCAGCCTTTCCAGCGTTGAAATCAACCTCAATTTATTGGAAGTGCCTACCCCCAAGGCCACGCGCGGCAACAAATGGGTACTACTGGGCGACAACCACGGCTTCATGCCGCGGCTACTGGCTATGATTCGGCGCAGCCCCACGGCGAGCGCCCTGTTTGGCCGCAAGGCCTCGCTCGTGGCTGGCGATGGGTTTCGGGTAGATGCCGCTCGGCAGGTGGCGCTCGCCGCGTTTCTCAAAAACGTGGCCCACGGCGGCCGCCACCGCACGGGCGATAAGCTGCTCAAACGGCTGGTGAAGGACTACACCCCGCTGCGGGGCTTTGCCCTGCAAGTGGTGTGGGCCTCGGATGGCCAGCACATTGCCGAGCTCTACCACCAGCGCTTTGAAACGGTGGCCTGCGCGCCGATGAATGAAGATGACGAGGTAGAAACCTACTGGCTCTGCCGCGACTGGAGCCAGCAGGCCAAGTACAAGCCGGTACCGGTGCCGGCCTACAATCCCGAGCGCGCCCAGCTACGCGGCCCGGTGCCGGCTGGCGCTACGGCTGGCGCCCAGGGGCCGCTACTGGAGCCCGTCCAGCTCTTCTACTACGCCGAAGAAGGCGCGGGCCGCGAATACTACCCCGATTTAGAGTACGAGCCCGCTATCCCCTACATTCAGCTAGAGGGTGATTTGGCGACGTTCCACTCGACCAACGTAGCCAGCGGCTTTTCGGCCCAAACCCTCATTCAGATTAACAAAGGGCCGGAAGATAGCCAGGATACGGAAGGTAAGCCCGTCTCGGCTGCTAGTAAGCGCGAGGTGCTCGAAGGGAAATTCAAAGAGAAGTTTACCGGCCCCGGCGCGCAAAAGCTCATGTTTATGTGGGGCGATGGCACGGCAGAATCGGCCGACAAAATGGCCAAGATTACGAGCCTGCCCGCTGGCACGGCCGAAATCTACGATACCTATTCAGCCCTGGCGCAGCAGTCGATTCTTTCGGCCTGCTCGTGCACCAGCCCAATGGTGGCGGGCCTGCCCTCTGAAAACGGCGGTGCGCTGGGCGGCAACGGGCAGGAATTGTACCAGTCGTTCAAGCTCTTTTTCAACTCCACCTGCCTGCCCGACCAAGCGGTACTACTCGAAGCCTTCAAAGAATTGCTGGGCAGAGTGAAGGACGTAAGCTTTGAAAACGAGCCGATTGACACGCCCTTTCTCGACATTATGGGTTCGCTGCCGGTGGAATACACCTTCAGCGAGTCCACGATGGAGCTGATTATGACCGATGACGAGCTGCGCGCCAAAATCGGCCTCAAGCCCTTGCCCGCCGGTGCCCGCACAGCTGGCGAGCCTACCACCGCGCCGCCCGCTGCCTAATGCTCACCGTGCAGCTCGCCGCGCAGGTAGCGGCCCGCGCCGATGCGGTAGAGATGCTTCGACTGGCGGCCTACTCGGAGGCGCAGTTCGTGTACTACGCCAACCAGGTGCCGGTAATTTTTGCCTACCAGCTGGCCCGCAACCCCGAAAACGAGCGGCGCGGCATCGCCGGCCGCAATTCGGGTTTTCGGCAGGGCGTGCGCAACCTCAACTACGTGCCCGCCGGCCAGCACCCGGCCGGGGGCGGCAGTACCCAGCCGCTGGGCCAGACCATCAAGTACTACGACCTGGGCCGCCAGAAGTGGCGCAGCTACCGCAAGGGCAACCTACTCACGATTAGCGCTTTTTGGTCGGAAGAGCTGGGGCGCTTTGTCGATACCCCCGAAGAGGCGGGCATCGCGCGCGGGCAGCCCTTCCAATCGGCCCCGCGCAACGGGGCCGCCAGCATTGACGAGGCCCGCGCTGCCCGCTCAGAGGCCCGCCAGCAGCGCCGCCGCGAGCGGGAAGCCGACCGCCAGCGCTTTCGCCAAAATGACCGCACGAGCCGGCAGGCCCGCAAGCGGCAAAACCTCACCTTACGCTCTGTGCGATGAAGCAACTAGTTACCGCCGCCGATGTGAAGCGCCTCACCACGGTGGGCAAAAATGCTGACGAGGACAAGTTAAATCAAGCCGTACCCGAGGCCCAAACCGCCCACCTGCGCCCGCTGCTGGCCAGTAAGCTGCTGGTGGCCTTACTCGACTTCGTGGCCAGCGCGCCCGAGCCGCCCGACCTGAGCCAGCTGGCCAAGGCGCAGGCCGATGCCGCCACGGTCGCCTACAACGTACTGCTCGACGCCTGGCGCACTACTAACGGGGGCGTCATGCTCACGCTCTGGGATGCCGTGAAGCCGTGCCTTACGCAGTGGGCGCTCGTGGAGGCGTGGTACGATTTGCAGCTGCACATCGACGCGGGCGGCATGAATATCAAGACGGGCAACGGGCAGGGTACAAGCCGGGCCGATGCCGAGCTCATCAACCGCGCCTACGATGCGCACCGGGCGCGGGCCATCGGACGGGGCGATGAACTAATGCAGTGGCTCGATAGCAAGAAAGCGGACTACCAGGCTTATACCTCTATAAGCCCACTGCCCACGGGCCGCCAGCCGATTGACGATTTCGGGGGCATCTCGCTGGGCTAGCCCCTAGACGCATGTTTTCCAGCCATTCACCCGCGCCCATTTGGTGGCAGCAGCCCACACCCGAGGCGCGCCTGCGCACGCTGCTGCACAAAATGGAGGAACAAGGACCGTTTCCGGCCAAGCACTATACGCCGCCCACTGCCGCCCCCGCTCATGCCGCCCGAAACCGATAGCTCCACCATCGACAAGGTGAAGGCCTGGGCTTTTCCGGCGCTGCTGGCTGTGCTCAACATCATGCTCACCAGCCAGATAAGCGGCTACACGAGCAAGATTGAGGAAACCAACAAAGCCATTATTGAGCTCAGCACCACCGTGAAGCTCGAAACGCTGGAGCGGCAGTACCTCACCCAGCGCGTGACGGCCCTCGAAGCCGCCCGCTCAGAGGCCGGGGCGCTGCATAAGGAAATGGAAAACCGCCTCAACTCACTGGAGCAGCGCGCCGCCACGACAGACGAGTACATCAGCGCCCACAAATACAAGTAAGATGCCCCACATTCTACTACTCGGCTTGCCCTATCTGGCCTGGGGTGCTTTCATCGGGGCGCTCTGGTTCTGGCTGCGCGCGGCCATTACTCCGCAGTGGGTGGCGCAGCTCGTGGAGAGCGAAGGCGTGCCCAGCATCCGGCTCACGCTGGCCTGCGTCGTGGTGCTCTTCACGCTCTGCATGGAAGCGGCCGGGCGCCTGGAGCCCGCTGTGATTGATGCCAACCTCTTTTTCGCGGGCACCCTGCTGGGGCTGGGTGTGGCCAAGGTAGCCGCCAGCCGCTTCGCCCCCAAGCCTAAAGTTGACCCGACCGAACAAACTAAAGCGACTACGGAATGAATTTACCTGCTCTATTTGCCTACCTGGGCGGCGAGGCCGGCCCCAAAGTACTGCTCAATGCCGTAGCCGACTACGGCGTAAAGGAAGTGCCCGGCCCAGCTAGCCACCCGCGCATTATGGAAATGGCCCGCGAGGTGGGCGCTACCTCTTACTATCCGTCGGACGCTACCCCCTGGTGCGCGCTGGCGATGGCGGCCTGGGTGAAGGCGGCCGGCTTCAAGCTGCCGCCCGACCCGCTACGGGCACTGAGCTGGGCCACGTTCGGCAGCCCGGCGCCCGGCGGCGTGGCCATGCTCGGCGACGTGCTGGTAAAAAGCCGCGTGGGCGGTGGCCACGTCGGGCTCTACGTGGGCGAAAATAAAACGCACTACGCCGTTTTGGGCGGCAACCAGGGTGATAGCGTGAGTATCGCGTGGTTTCCCAAAAATGTATTTAGCCACGTGCGCCGCTGCCCGTGGAAAATCGCGCAACCCGCCAACGTGCGGCGCATCACGGTGGCGGCTACGGCCGGGGCCACGGTAAAGCAGTCCTAAGTTATGCAACTCACCTACCGACCCATGCCCCCGCGCTTAGTACTGCTGCTGGTGGCGGCCATTCTGCTGGCCGTGCTGGTGCTCAACAGTTGCAGCCCCGCCGGCCGCGTGGCCCGGCACTACAACCGCTACACCCGCGGCTACAAAAAGGAAGTTCGCAAGCCAATGCACAACCTGCCCCTACGCTAATGCGCCTCACTCTACTACTCGCCGCTGGCCTGCTGCTCAGCAGCTGCGCCACCACCTTCGACCTGCCCGCCGGTGCCGAGCCGCCCGCGCCGGGCCTGAGCACTGGCAAAATCAAGGTGCGCGGGCCGCTGACCATTCAAGTAGGCGGCACCGGCAACACGGCCGCGCCCACGAGCACCGATAACCGCAAGGCCGGCCAGCGCCAGGGCAGCGCCGCCACGGCACCGGGGGCCACGGCCAGCACTACCACGCAGCAGGCCGGCACCAAGTGGTACTGGTTTGTGTTGGTTGGGGCCGTGGCAATCGGAGCTTGGGAGTGGCTGAAAAAATTGATTTTTAAGTAAGCCCGGCAGCGGCCCCCCCCATACCGCGCTGGCAAAAGCCCTGCTACCGAAAGGTGGCGGGGCTTTTTTTATTCGCCCAGGTTCGCCCAGGCCTGCCCGAAGGCGGCGCGTAGCTCCGCCTTCATGCGCTTCAGGCGCCGCCAGACCCAGGATTGGTCCTTGGTGCCGATGTGCTCGGCAATCTGCTGGCAGCTGAACCCATCTAGTTGCAAGCGAAACGCTACGCGGTCGGCGGGCGAGAAGCGCGCTTGCATTTCGGCCATGACCTGCGCGGCGAGTACGTCGTGGCTGTCGTGCGCGGGCTCGGGCGCTGCCGGCTGCAACAGCTTTTCAATTGGTCGGAGCCGGTCGGCAACTTGCCAATGGTACTCATGCTCTTCTGCGAGCTCAGGGTCGTTAAAGGGAATCGGCACGTAGCGCCGGGCCTCTTTTTCGGTGCGGTAGTACAGGTTCTTGATGGCTCGCCGCAAGTAAAACTGATACGCCTCGCCCGCAAAGCCGCGGCTCTGTATGGCGTCGTGGCAGTTGAGTACCGCCTGCTGAAACAGCTCGCGCCCGCCCTCATCGCTACCCGCCAGCCCGCGCCCGAGCGCCAGCAGGGGCTCGCGGTATTTCTCGGCGGCTTCTAAACAGGCCGTGGCCTGGGCTTCGCGGACATCGGCGGGATTCATACCCAAATTTCCGGCGCGCAAAGGGCGTTTTGTGTGGTATGTGACTTTTGTTTAGGCAGTTTCGCGGCCTTTCTGTCGCCGTTTACGTAGCGCGCTGGCTACCAATAAAAAAGCCCCGACCTGACCGGCCGGGGCTTTTTTATTTCCGAAACCACCGCTCAAACTCCGCGCTCGTCAGCACCAGCGGCCCGCCCCCGGCGAGCCGTGCGGCAGCTGTAGGCGCACCTCGTCAAACCCTTTCGTGTAGCTGAGCTGATACTGCCGGTCAATGACGAAGCCCGCGTAGCCGTCGTGGGCGCGGGTGCCGATTTCGCCGACGTAGGTGCGGGTTTCGGTAGTCATAAAATCAGGTTATTTGGGTGCAACCTTGGGTGCAAAGCATAAAAAAACCCCTTAGCGGGGTTTCTTTACTCATTATTGTGGCTCCGCTGGGATTCGAACCCAGGACCCGTACATTAAAAGTGTACTGCTCTACCAGCTGAGCTACAGAACCGATACTGGTACTTAATTCTTAAAATAAGCCCTGCTTCCGGTCGCTGGGAAAAGCGAGGAAGCAGGGCTTACTGTTGTAAAGTTGGCGGCGACCGACTCTCCCACCGGTGAAGGCAGTACCATAGGCGCACCGGGGCTTAACGACTCTGTTCG